TTTAGAAATAAAGGTGCATCTTCTTCCATTCCTTCAAATGTTAAAGTAAACCCACTTAAATCTCCTGCTGCTGCTCCTGTTACAACAGTTCCACCTGTTACTTCCATTCCGTTTTCAAATCCACACAAGAAGCTATTACCATAGTAATCAACGACTACTGCATATGGTCTAGCAAGTGCAAGAGTTTGCAATTCTGCTTGTGTCTTTGCATCTAAGAATGTCAAAGTTAAGTTTAAAGTTTGTGTGTAGAAAGTTGTTCCGTTTTCTCTGCTACTTGTTACTGTAGTTTCTAAACTAGAATTTCCTTTAATTTCATATTCATACCAAGATGGAGCAGGTGAACCATTGGTAATAGTCCAAACTTTTGTAGAAGCATCTTGTGCTACTGATTGAATAGTTCCAAAGTCTGCAAATAATACAGTTTTGATTCCACCAAAAGCACTTTTGCAAGGTAATTTTCTTCCCGTTGTTAATGTACAAGCCATAATTTTATTCTATTTTAAAAAAAAAGGGTAAGTAGATAATCCACCTACCCTGATTTATGATTAATTATTAATTTATGCGTATTCAACAATGTCTGAAGCAATTCCAAACTGTACTGCTGAGGTAAATCTCATTACCATTCTTACATTGTTAGAAGCATCTAAATCAGCCATATCTAAAACCTTCACTACATTCGTGTCGTTTAAGATACCTGTTCCGAAATATAAGTTACTTCTTTGTGCTGCAAACATAGTATCTGCTGACATTCCTGGGCAAACAAATAACTTAACACCATTTACTGTTAGTGATCCATTGTTCCACCATTGTGTACCTTGTGCATTTACACCATTTGCTCCTAATCCATTTGCTGCAAACCCTCCTAATGCCTGAACATAGAATTTAGCTGCTGCACTTCCAACATATATAAATAAATCTTCTTTACCATATAATGAAGAAGGAATAGCATCTACTACCTTAGATAATTCAGCAATAATATTTGCTGCATTTAATCCACCTGCTACTTTTGCAACTTGCTGACCTGCTGGAATATCTCCTGCTGCTGCTGCTGCTGCTATTAGTTTTTCAAACCCATCAAATGATTTATTAGTTGCTGCTGCAGTATCTCCCTGCCATATACACAACTCAGTATTTTGTGCAACTTCTGCTGCTACGTGAGCAATCATAAAGTCTGCAAATTTAGGTGGTAAAGATTGTCCTAAACCATATCCCATTGACTGTGCTTCCCAATCGTTTACGAAGTCATACTTACACAATTGTAAGTTTACTTGTAGTTCAACTGGTTGGATAATTCTCTCTGTAAGTGTTACAGATGAGTTAGGGTTAAAATCACATCCTGCAGGAGATACTAATGCTCCTGTAGCAAGTTTTTTGATTACTTCTTTGTAAGCAATATTTGCTTTTACTGTTAAACCTCCATCGTCAATAGTTGATGCTGAAAGTAAAGCTGCTGCTATATACTCACCTGCAAATTCACCTGCATAAGTTGTAGTGATGTTTACCGCAGTTGCTAATTTTACGTTTTTTAGATTACTCATTTTTTTATTTGTTTAATTTATTTAATACTCTTTCTATTGCTGTGCTATTAAATTTACCTTTAGCAAATTCTATTTTTTTCTTTGTTTTAGATTCTGCTTCTGGGTTATGTTTAATAGGCTTTGTTGCTGCTTCAAATTCTTCTTTTACTGTTCTTGATTTTAAAGTTCCTTGTGTATCATCTGCCATTTCTTGGTCTTCAACATCTTTCATTTTAGATTCCTTATCACCTTTTAAGTCAGCAATAGCATCTTCTAGGTTTTGTATTTTAACTTCCATTTCTCTAAAAGAATCTTTAGTTACATAGTTTCCTTCGTCTGCCATATCCTCATCCTTTTCATCTTTGTAACCATCTTCTTCATCTTTAAGATCAGATGTAATTTCTTCACCCTCTTTATCTTCTTTTTGAGGTACTTCGTCAGAAACATCTCTTACGTCAGCAATCATACCTTCTTCTGAAACGACTAAAAGTCTTCCATCTTCTAGCATATATTCGCCAACTGGCATTGCTACTTTTTCATCGTCAGTAACGATAAAAATTTCTTTGTCCTTCTCAAAGGATTCTGCACTAATTAAAGTGCCATTTTCTAACTTCATCTCCTCTAGTTTTACTTCAATGTTTAGAAGTGTTTTGATTTGATTGATCATTTCGGTTGATTTCATATTATATATATAACGGATTAGTAATTAAATTTTGCATTTTCAATTTATGTTCTTGTAATAACTCCTATACCTTGTGCCCTTATAGACCCATCACAACAAGATATAGAATAAGTGTTCTCATCCCAACATAAACAGGCTCTCCTACCTCCTGTAGGACTTGTTCTGCTAGGTATAAAATTTTTGTTTTTTCTATTATTGT